CCCAGTAAGAACCAAGACCAAGGTAAGTTTTTCTAACATTATCACCAGCACTTACAAACGCATCGTCAGATCCTGTGGAAGTACCAAACGGTGGATTAAACACTTGTTCACCAGGTAAGAAATATTTAGTCTTATAAACTGGATATGGTGAAGTAGCGTCTGGATATTCTCTAAATGTATAACCATCAAAACCACAAGGAAGAGCATCAATTGGTGCATCCTCATTCATTTCAACCATAATGTATTTTGATTTCAATTCATACTCACCATCTAATGTACCGATTTTTTTAGCGATGAAGTTATTCTCAGCTGGATTCATAGAACAGTTTGTATATTTTTCAAGAACAACTGGGTTTGAATCAGTATCAAAGTAATCTCTAACTAATACAGTAAATGTTTCATTATTAAATGAAAGATCTGCTAAAGATATTTTAACTTCAGAGTTTGCTGTATTACCATCAGAAATTGTGTAGAACTTAAATAAGTTGTAAACTTTAGTACCTCTAAGTTCAGATACAATCCACGGTGTTGAAGGTGATTGGAATTTATCTAAATACCAACCTAATGATTCTGATTGAGTTCCTTGAGCTCCTTCAGTTGATACAACAACCGGACTTAGACCTCTAATGTAACCTTTATTCCAACCATAAGTAAGTAATGTACTGAAATACTCTTCAACCATAAGAGGAACTTGAGTTTTTGGTTTTGAGAAGTTTCCTCTACCAAATACTTTAGCAACACTCTTAGCGTCAGACTGACTCATAGACACTTCAAATTCAAATGTTGTTCCATCATTATTAACCGCAGTAATACCAAATGGTAAGAATGGATTTTTAAGAACACCAACATATTCATTTGTCATATCATAAGTAACATCTGTTGTTCCAGTTACTTCATAAACTGGGTTGATCTCGTCACTATAAGTTGAAAGTCCTCTTGATCTTAAAGTACATACAACTAAGTCGTCATATTGTGTATAAGAAGTACCGGTATAGTAGTACATCACACCCACTATTGTACCACCCCAACAATCAATAACAGTTGGTGCTGTTGTCGTAGTTGTGGTAATAGGTGTTGGAGTAACACAAGGATTAGTCGTTGTTGTAGTTGTTGATGTTGAAGTAGATGTTGTAGTTGTTGTTGGGTTTAAATATGTAATCCCAGTTACTGTTGTGAAGAAAGAGAATCCACTATATTGTGTATTTCCTATGTTTTCAAACAACGCATAATACCAAGAATCATTTAATCCTGAAGATGGATTTGAGTCTTCAAATGAAACATTATCAACACCAAATACGTTTGTAGATGCAGTATATCCTGTTACCGTTAAATAATCATAATCTTCTTTAGGGATTGACCCAAAGTATTTAATGTTTGTATCTTCAGCTGTATAAGGATTTGCATCATTAATAATATCCAAAACTAATCCGTCAATATCATCTCTTAATGTTGATACCCCACCATCAAATTGTTCATATGTTGTATCTAACAATCCTTGAATTTCAGCTGGGAATTGATTTAAAAATGCAACTGTATTATTAGTACAAGCTGTAAAATCAACCGCGAAGGTTGCTTCTTTTTTAACCAAACAAACTGGATCACAAGGACTGTCAATTGTAGTTCCACCACTTAAACACCAGAAATCAAGTGTTGATGGATCAAGATTTGCCTTAGTTAGGATTGACCAAGATGGTCCAGCATCATAACCAGACAAACCTAATATTCTTGTTACAAATAATTGGTTTGATTGTTGTAAATACGCTTTAGCAATATAAGATGCCTCGTATTTTGGGATTTGTGTATTCACAAATTTTTCAGGGGTGGTTCCACCGAAATAAGTTTGGTATTCTTCAAAGTTTCTAACAAAGATCGGTTCAAAAGCCGGACCTCTGAGAGTTTCTCCTACAATACCAAGAGTTGTTACACCGACACTCTGTGCAACAAAACTTAAATCTACTTCCGATGTGTAAACTCCAGGTGATACAAAAACTTTACTGTTAGTAGCCATTTTTTTAATGTAGTTTTATTAATTTATTTTTTAATAAATATTATGGTTTTTACCAAAAACTTTACTTATGTAAAACTATTTATATTTTGGTGAGAATTTATTCTACCTTTTTTCTACCTATGGAAAAGGAACCTAAAAAAATAAAAAATTTAAAGATTGATAAGGATGTTCACGATATCTTAAAAAAGTATTGTGATAAACGAGGACTTAAAATGTATAAGTTTCTTGAGGGTCTTATTATTGAAAAATGTAAAGAAAAAAGAGATATATATGGTGAGGATTAAACTGGGTTCTCAATATATGTTATACTTGAACTTTTTGTAGCATCAATTTTTGTAACGATTATTAAAATCGTATCTCCATTATTTATTTGAACACTCGTTAGATCTTGACCGTAATAATCACCATTAATATAAATTTGGAATGAACTTACATTATCTACCTTTTGTAGACCTATATTCAAATTGTAATTAAACAGTTCCTCTCTTTCGTTGTTTCCTATTGGGAATACAAAATCAAGTGTTGCCGGTTCTGGAGGAATTTTACCTTTATATTTTCTTTTCTTATATGGTGTTTCGGTTTCAAAAATTTGAAATGATCTTGTAATTGCTGGACTTACCTCAAATTCATCTTCATCTAATAAGAAACCAAGTAATGTAAATTCGTATTTTTGTATATAATACTTTCTTTTTTCAAGATCCATTACAGATTCATCTGCAATACTATTTAATTTAATTGGAATATAATGTCCTTTAATTGTTTGATAAGCTTGTAATGATGCAAACTTTTTCATTACTGTTTCATTAAACTTATTTACCTCTCTCATTCTATTACAAATAATTGCAACAGTATAAGTGATCTCAACAGGAATTGGTTGTGGGATTTTATAAATGTCGTAACCGTTTCTATTACCATCCCAGGTTGGTACCTTATAGTAAAAATATAATTTTCTATTTGGAATATTATAAACAATTCCTGGGTTGTTTCCATATTTTACTTCCGGAGTTCTAATTACCGTAATAAATGGTGGTTCCGTATTTTTATCTATATTTTGAAAGTCCCAAGTCTCAACAAACTGAGCCCAGTTTTGAGTTGTAATTAAAATATCAATCATAGGAATTGTCTTACCTTCAACAACACATTTTAACTCATCTCTTGTAAAATCTAAAAATCCACGGTCAAGATCGGCATGTAATAAACTCTTTGGTAAAAAAGTTCCATCAGCCTCAATCATATCTCTTAACTCTCTCCTTCTTGGTAAAAGAGTTTTAGATTCTGTTAGTGGAATATATTTTTTTATTTTTTTAGGTAATCCCATTATTAAAGTGCTCTAAATTCATTTGGCCCTACTGGTGCCGCAATTATGGTCTTATAAAAAGGACGGTACCCTTTATACGTATGTTTAAAATCAGATAATACTCTACCATCATTTACAACGGTATAATATCTAACAAAATTTTCAGTATCGTAGTATCCAATATAATCTCCAAAATCAATATCAATTCCAAGTTCTTCTAATGTTTTTAAATAAACTGAAACTGTAATATTTCCAGGTTCAATCTGAGCGTTTTTAGTAGAACCAACATTTTTGTTTTCTGGAGTTGCAATTTGGATGAATGCATTAAACTCAACTGGTGGTAAAAATTTAATTCCATCTGTGACCACCTCACCATAAACATCATCAGTTTTGGTTTTAGTTTTATCAACTTTATATAATACACAAGTAAAGTTCATATCACCAACAAGCCACTCTTGACCCATCTCAATTTCAAGGTTAAAATCATTATCACCAAAAAATTTACCGAGTCTTGTAATTGGAACATTATTTTGCATAATACTTATTTCTTGATAAATATCTTTTTTATTGTTATTTTTATATATAAGGTTAATTTTGGAAATTTCAAAACAAATAATTGAACTTAAAGCTATGGACTTGTTGGACTCATATAGTGGGGCCAACAACTATATTATTTATATGAAGTCCAAAAAAGAACAAAATAAAAAGTTCTACCCAACAAGATCTCAAGCTGAATATATTTTAAATTATTACAACACAAAACCAAAAGTTGCTCGTAAGTGGGTTGAGCTTGATAATTATTTTGCTAAAAAGTTTGCACAAGAAAGATATCTACTTGAAACTCCGGAAAAAATTTATATTGAAAAGCTTCTTGTTGAAAAAGATAAGTCGTACCATATTTGGGGTAAGTTCTTTGAAAAAGATAATTTATCTGAATTTTGGGTTCCAAAGTCATCTTTAATAAAGTCACATACAATTGATGAGGTTAAAATTGATTATTCAAAATATAATCATAGACCACCACTTTCACATCAGAAAGAAGCTATTGAAAAACTTGTAGGATCTAAAAGATTTATTTTGGCTGATGATATGGGTCTTGGAAAAACAACTTCTACAATTATTGCTGCTCTTGAAACTGGAGCAAAAAAGATTTTAATTGTCTGTCCGGCGTCACTTAAAATAAACTGGGAAAGAGAAATTGCAAATTACTCTGATAGATCTGTTTTTATTGCCGAAGGAAAAAAGTATTCAACTGAGGCCGATTTTGTTATTTTAAACTACGACATATTAAAAAACTTTCACGATCCAAAAGATAAAGAAAATTCATTACTTATTCAGTCAAATTTTGAACTTGTAATATTGGATGAAGCACATATGATTTCAAATGCTCAAGCTCAAAGAACAAAAATCATAAATAATTTTGTAAAAGATATTAAAAGAGTCTGGCTACTTACCGGAACCCCTATGACATCTCGTCCTATGAATTATTATAATTTATTAAACATAATTGAGAGTCCGGTCGCACAAAACTGGATGGCTTATGCAATTCGTTATTGTCAAGGTTATCAATTTACGGCGGGTAAAAGAAAGGTTTGGAATGTAACTGGGGCGTCAAATTTAGAAGAGCTAAGAGATAGAACATCAAAACAGATTCTTCGTAGATTAAAAGAAGAAGTATTAGATCTACCAGATAAAATTATTACACCGGTTTATTTAAGAACCTCATCCAAAGATTATAAAGATTTAATGGGTGAATACTATGAATGGCTTGAAAATAAAAAGGAAGAATCTTCTTCACTTACAATTCAGTTTTCAAAGTTAATGAAAGTTAGGAAAGTAATTGCTAATGAAAAAGTAAAACAAACAATAGAATTTGCTGAAAATATTATAGAACAAGGAAAGAAAGTTATAATTTTTACAAACTTTACTGACACATTACAATTAATTCATAATCACTTTGGTAAAGAATCTGTATATCTTGATGGTAGTTGTAATAAAGCACAAAGACAATACGCCGTAGATCAATTCCAGGATAATGAAAAAATTAAAGTTTTTGTTGGAAACTTAAAAGCTGCCGGTGTTGGTCTTACATTGACCTCTGCTGAGGTTGTTATTATGAACGATTTATCTTTTGTTCCGGCCGAACACGCACAAGCTGAAGATAGGGCTTATAGATATGGTCAAAAAAATAATGTTCTTGTTTACTACCCCATATTTGAAAACACAATTGAGGGTGTAATATATGATATATTAAACACAAAAAAGAAAATTATCGGTACCGTTATGGGTGATCAGGTTTCCGATTCGGTTGATGTTGTTGAGGAAATATTAAGTCTAATTAATAAAAGAAACTAATCATTCCCACCATAAAAGGTGGGTTTTTTATTTAATTAAGTATTTATTAATAATGAAAATCAAAGTTAAACACCATAAGTGTGATATGTCTCAAAAAGACAAAGAGCTAATGAATAATTTCATTAAGTTTTTACAAAAAAAACATCCTTTAAAAGATGATATAACAATTATATTCACAGGAGAAAGATACGGATCAATGTCGTCTGGTAGTAGAACACAAGATTCAGAACTTAAAATCCTAACTAAAGGTAGAATGAATAGAGATATCATAAGAACTTTAGCTCACGAATGGATTCACGAAAAACAAATAAAATTACAAGGAAAAAAACCTGGACAAGATATTGGTGGTCCATTAGAAGATGAGGCAAATGCAAAAGCAGGATCTTTAATCAAAAAATTTGAAAAAGAAAATCCAGAAAAGGAAGAGATGATGTATGAAGGTTTTAATAAAAAAATAAACTTACTTAACGAGCAATTACTTTTAACTGAAAAACAAAATATTAGAAAAGAGTTTTTACTGGAAATGAAAAAAATTGGTATTGAAAAACTACCATACTCGTACTCAGCTATGAAACAATTTGTGGATCCGGAAACTATGGATATTCACTACAACAAACATTACAAAGGATATGTTAAAAAATTAAATGATGCTTTATCTAAAAAGAAATATAATTACAAAGATCTTGAGGATATTATTAAGACAATAAGTAAGTACGATACAAAAGTTAGAAACAATGCTGGTGGTGCATTTAACCATGCTTTATTTTGGAAAATGCTTTCACCAACAAAACAAATACCAAAAGGTGAAATCTTTGACAAGATTACAAAGCAGTACGGTAATATCAAAAAATTAAAAGATGAGTTTAACGAAGTTGCCAAAGAAAGATTTGGGTCTGGTTGGGTTTGGGTTATTTTAACAAAAACAAATAGACTAAAAGTTTTGTCCACACCAAACCAGGATAACCCACTTATGAATATTATTAAAGATGGTGGTTATCCATTACTTGGTCTTGATTTGTGGGAACACGCATATTACTTAAGATATCGAAATAAAAGAGATGAATATATTAAAAAATTCTGGAATCATATAAATTGGGAATTTGTAAATGATCTTTATTTGTCAAAAGTAAAAAAGAAATTAAATGAATCATATCTTAAAGTTTTATTAGAAAACGAGGAGACTGGTCAAGATCTTAAACGTTTAATGTCTCGTGAATTACAAAAAATTAAATTAATACCACTTGACGCTGAAGCATCAAATGAAGCGATTAATAATATTATAACAGCTGAAATTGATAGAGGGTTTAAATTTAATAGAACAATAGAAGGTCTTATGACACTTGATCTGTCAGGTGTATCCGAAAGGTCAAGATTTAGATTTAATAACTATTTCCAAAGATTTGTCAAAAGTAGAACAAGGGGGTATGATTTTGAAGCGTTAGTTTCTGGTTTACTTGGTGGTGAACTCGCAACAAGTTTAACGTCCCCTTATGATATTGTAAGTGCCGAAGGTGAAAAAATATCTTGTAAAATTGTTAGAAACAATAAAGAAAAAATTAATTTAAAAAGTATTAGAAAATCAGTTTCAAGTTATATTAAAAACTATAATGGTAGTCCGGAAAATAAAGAAATATTAATGGACCTTTCCCAGTATCCTAATTTTTTAACTTTAATTTTAACACATAAAAATCAAGATATAAGAAACTGTGCTGAAGATATTTTAACTAATTTACTACAAGATGTTGATGGAATGTTAATTGGTATTCCAGACTCAAATAAGACTAAAATAAATTTATATTATTACGATACAAGTAAACTAATTGAATTATCTAAAATACCAGAAATGTTAAATGCACCAAAAACTAAAGGTGCTCAAACTATTACATTTTCACCAAACATTCTTACCCAAAACCCAACTATGAATGGTGTAATACAATTCCCAGTTATAACAAACGATGAGTATGTTGAGTTTTTAAGTTCAACACCGGAAACCGAAAATATTGTAGGTTTATTAAATTCATTTGGTGAAAAATATGGGGTTAATGGTTTAGGAAGTAATATACCCCAAGACTTAGTAAGAACACTTTCAAAGAACCAAAGATTTCAATTAGATTTAAGAAGACTAATAAAATAAATTCTTACAGATATTTATATAAAAAAATCTTATGTCAATAATCGCTGAACCAGAAAGAAGTAAATTATACACTAAAGTTAGACATTTACTTGGTGCACCTTTAAGATCTGTTGAACTTGAAGATGAACAAATGGATACATTACTTGAATTTTCAATTGATGAGTATTCACAATATGTACAAGATTGGTTAATTGAATCTCAATGGACCGCGCTTAATAATTTAAATATGAGTGAACAATCTTTGTCTAAAGCGTTTATCACAAGAAGTTTAGATTATGAAACAAGATACACTTACGCTTATTCAAAAATTGTAGGATTACAAGCTGGTGGTGATTGGGTATTAAAGAAAGATTATATTCAGTTAGTACCAAATCAACAAATATATGAAATTCCAGCCGGAAGAGAACTTAATGAATTACTTTGGTTTAGTCCAGCAACATTAAACAATACAATTGTAGATCCTTGGACTTTTGGCGGTCTTGGTATGGGTGGTGGAATTGGTGGCCCTGGGGGATTTGCTCAAATGGGTAGTATGGCAGGTAGTTACTTTATGATGCCAGCCTTTGATATGCTACTTAGAATGCAAGAAGTTAATATCCAAAGAAGAATTATTGCTGGTGATTTAACTTATAGAGTAACCGCACTTCCAGATGGAAAAAAGGGAATACATCTTATGAACACACCAGGCGGTAAATTTGATTTTGGTAATGGAACACTTATGAAAGGTAGAGTTTGGTATTGGTATTATGAAACAGGTCCGGACGATCGTGATAAATGTTTAAAAGACAATCCAGACATTATTAAATTACCATCCGATGTCCCATTCGATAAGATGAGCTGGAACGAATTAAATAATCCAGCACAAGTATGGGTTAGAAGATGGTTTATTGCTTACTGTAAAGAAACTTTATCAAGAGTTCGCGGTAAGTTTAGTGGAAACTTAAAAACTGGTGAAGGTGGTGATTTAACTATGGATTACACATCACTTGCAACTGAAGCTAAAGATGAGAAGACAAAACTAATAGATGAGTTAATAGGTGCTGAAGGAAGACTTACAAGATTAAAACCGGAAAAGGTTATGGAAAGAGAAGCTCTCCTTGCTGAGAACCTTAACAAACAACTCAAGTTTAGAGCCATGCCAAGACAAATTTATGTAATATGATAAAAGTAGAAAACATAACACCAAGAAAAAATGTGGTTCGTTACCAAACACAAACCGTTGTTGAACCAAAAGTAATTATTGAAAAACCTATTGAGGCTCATAAAATTATATCAGATCCGGTTTATACAACTGGTGAAGAAGTACTACTTATCGTTAAAGGTGTTGAATACTCTGAAGTAAGATTAAACTCTTCTGTTAATCAAAAAATTACTGTTAAATCTTTAACTTCAGTTTTAATTAAGTCAGATGTTAGGTCCATTGATGGGGAATGGGACGAACTCCTTTTAGAAAAAGGAGCTTGTGTCCAGTTCCAGTTTGTAGAGGGTGATTGGTATATCTTATCCTCTGACGGTCTTAAAATGTCATAAGATTTTAGAACCCTTAATTAAGTTGTCTTTAGCCCAAAGTGGTTGTAAGTTTGAATAGTGACATAGCTTATATAATTCTTCATCTGTTTTTGCTGAAGATAATGGTATTATGTGATCAATATGCCAACCATAAAAACCATAATTATCCCAGGACATTCCGTCTTTAAATTGTTTTTCTATATGTTCTTTTAAAAATTCTGGTGTGCAACCGACAATATCAAAAGTCTTATTCTTTTTTGTTATGTTGTTTCTTTGTAAGTAATCTTTTATCCTACTTCTAACAACTTCCGTCAACCTATATTTTTCGTCGGTTTTCCGTTTGTACTTACGATACTTCCTCCTTCTATCAATTTGTTCGTCTTTATTTTTATTTTTATGATAAGATTTTAATTTAATAGCCCTAATTTTTTCTGGATTTTCTAAAAAGCTAACTT